AAGGGCAAAGGATCGAGTGGGAAAAGCTGATGCGGGAAACGGGGTGCGACTGATGATTGGATTTATTGCGGGGCTTGTTATGGGCTTGTTTATTGGGTTGTTTTGTTCGTCGGTTCGTGAAATTAAGCATGGGACAATTAACGCGCGTGCGGGAGTTGAAGATAAAATATCGGTTGGCATATCTATAGACTGGCCTGAAATTTTAGCATTTGCGGCGGTTGGTTTAATTGCATATCTGCTTTGGAGGGGCTGACTATGAACGGGCACGATGTTCTAATTTTTCTATATGGCTTGGCGGCTGGCCTCGCCCTGGCATGTTTGATTTTTTATTGGTCAATAGAACAATAAGGGGGGTGCAGCTGACATGAAGGACGACCGGAAACGTCCAACGGCGGCTCAGCTGGAATATGCGCAGGAGCTCATTCAGGAAACGAAGGTCGATCCTGCATGGTATATCAACCTCGAAAGCAGGAGCCGGCGGCAGGTGCAGGAAGTAATCGACGAGTTGAGGTATATCAAAAATGGCGGAGAAAATCTATGCACTATACAAGGGCGAGCAAAACCTGATGGATGGGACATTGGAGCAGATTGCACGAGCCCGGGGGATATCCTATGAGACGGCCCGCTTCATGACGTCGCCGGTATATAAAAAGCGTGTGGAAAACGCAAAACGTGGAAGGCTGGAGCTGGTAGAGATTACGGAGGAGAGCGAATGAGTTTACAGAGAAAGTCAAGCGATCCAAACATAAACCGGATTGAGTGGCATATCCGACATGAGCGGGCAATCCGTGACGCAGTGGCAGAGGCGAGGGCAACGACCGGAGGACATACGGGCGGAGCTCCAACGGGACACAGTTATATCACGGACACGACCGCGGCGCAGGCAATCCGAAACGCGGAGGAACTTCGGAGCGTGAAGCTGGACAACGGCTCCTTTATCGAGTGGCCGGAACGCTGGCTCACTGTCATATCTGCGGTGCGTGCTTGGTGCAACGTGGACACGATTCGGGCTGAGGTATTCCGCCGGAGGTACAAGGGCGACGGTTACGTCTCGACGTGCAGGGAAATCAATATTGCGCAGCAGACCTACAGCGACGTTCTCGGAAGAATCAGGGACTATGAAATCAAATGCGCTTGTCAGGCTCAGCTCATAAAAGTTTTTTGAAAAAATCCTTATACCCGGTATAACTTTCAAAAAATCGTGGTATACTCGGGATGGTAGTAGTTTGAAACTTAGAACTTCTTCCCCCCATATTACTTGTGCCGGGCTATCTCCTTCCCGGTAAAACCTCCTCGAGGGCCATGCTGAAAAGCGTGGTCCTTTTGTTTTACAGAAAAAAGAAAGGCGGTGTGTGTTGCATGAATGAAAAACAAAAACGATTCTGCGAAGAATTTGTCAAATGTGACAGCGCCGCAGAAGCTTACAAACGAGCGGGTTATAAGGCTTCAAGCGCGAAATCTGCTGCAAATTCCGCTTCCCGTTTGTTGGAAAATGATGGTATTCGGGAGAAAATTGATGAACTTCGCAACAAAATCCAAGGGGAAAAAATCATGAATGCAGCAGAACGGCGGGAAACATTGAGCGAAATTGCGAGAAGCAAGGAAGAATCCCCGCAGGACAGGATCAGGGCTATCGACACTATGAACAAAATGGACGGCCTATATATCCAAAAAACACAGCTTGCCGGTGCAGATGGAGGGCCTCTCGTCTTTGCTTGGGAGGGCGGCGGCGATGGGAAATAAAATCGTTATCCCATATAAGCCAAGGCCGATATGGGAAAAGGTCCTTCATCCAGCGTTGGAGTCGCATAGATTCGCGGTGCTTGTCTGCCATAGACGATTTGGCAAGACCGTTGGGGCGGTCAACCACATGCTCAAAATGGCTCTCATTTGCAAGCGGACAGCACCGCGTTTCGCTTATGTGGCCCCTTTCAGGAATCAAGCAAAACTTATCGCTTGGGAATATCTCAAACATTACGCCTCCGTTATTCCCGGGCATAAGATAAACGAGAGCGAGCTCTATATTGAGCTCCCCTCGATTCATCCCGGCTGGGCTGGGGCGCGGCTCTACATTATCGGCGCGGATCATCCCGACGCATTGCGCGGCGGCTATTGGGACGGCGTGGTCCTTGACGAATATGCGCAAATCAAGCGCGAACTTTGGGACGAGGTAATCAGGCCGTCGCTCGCTGATCGTGAAGGCTGGGCCGTCTTCATTGGGACGCCAAAAGGAATGAATCAGTTTCACGAAATCTTTCAGCGGGCGGAGCATGAGGAAACATGGTATTCCTGCATTTACAGGGTAGACGAGAGCGGCGTCCTTCCGCAGGAAGAAATAGACGACATGATGCGGGACATGACGGACCTCGCAATCAGGCAAGAGCTCTATTGTGACTTCTCGGCGTCCGCCTCGGATATCGTGATTCCGATTGACCTTGTGACAGAATCCGCAAAGCGAAAGATATTGGAGCAGCAGGTCGCCGGGCAGCCGGTGGTATTGGGTGTGGACGTCGCCCGGTTCGGGGACGATTCGACGGTCATATCCGCCCGAAAGGGATTATGGGGAAAATGGCAGCGGAGTTTCCGTGGGCTTGATACGCAGGACGCGGCGGGAAAAGTAATAGAGGCAATAAACCAAGAGAAGCCCGACGCCGTATTTGTCGACGTCGGCGCGATGGGCGCGGGCGTCGTGGACACCTGCAATCATCTTGGGTACAACGTGACGGAGGTTAATTTCGGGGGTGCTTCCTCCGAGGACCGGTACATGAACAAACGCGCCGAAATGTATTTCCTCCTCAAAGCATGGATGGAGGCGGGCGGAGCTATCCCGGACATTCCCGCGCTGAAGTCTGAGCTTTCCGTCGTGGAATACAGGTTCACGCCTTCGGGCAAAATCCAGCTCGAAGCGAAAGAACGAGTCAAAGAGAAGATAGGCAAGAGCCCGGACCTCGCGGATTCGTTTGCGTTGACCTTTGCTTTTCCGGTAATGCCGCGCGATGCAATCAACACAAGAAAGCTGGCGCGATGCAATACAAGTTATAAACCATTCTGAGAGAGGAGCGATATTCTATGTGCAGTGGTGGAGGCGGCGGCGGTGAAACGGTCCGCACGGAGTATATTTATCAAAAAGCTGATCCGGCACCGACGCAGGCAAGCGTTTCTGATGTTTCCCATTCGGCAAGTGCTGAGCGGGCGGCAGTAGAAAAAGAGCGTCGCAAGAAGGGGCAGCGGGCCAATATGATTGCGACAGACCGGGGAACTATTCTCGGCTCGATTGAGAACGCCGGCGGAATCGCAAACATGATTGGTCAGCGGCCCACGCTTGGATAGGGAGGTTCGTTGAATGGCAGGAGCGAGAATGCCGCCCATTATCAAGGCGGCGGACGGTGCAAAACAAATCGGGCTGACGCGGAGAGAGTGCAACGAAATCATAGGGGCTCTCAAAAATAAGCGTGTGCCTTACCTCGACCGCTGGCGGGCTATCCGGGATTATGAGCTCCCGTTCACTGGTGAGCTGGACGAAATGCCGGATGAGCATGAGCAGGCCCGCCGTCACGACGACCATATTTATAATGGGGCGGCGTGGGCGAGCAATCAGGTTTTCGCGGCTGGCATTATGTCAGGCCTCACGCCTCAGTCTCGGCAGTGGTTCCGCCTGAGTTTTGCGAACAAGGAAATTCAGGACATGACCGGCGCAGGGAAGCTCCTTGACGACCGGCTCGACATTTTGAACGACGTCCTGAACAAGAGCAATTTTTACAATGCTATCCATGCGTGTTATCTCGAATTGGCTTATGGTCAGGCCCCGCTCGGCGTTTTCCCGTCAGCGGAGACCGGCGTGCATTTCATTCCGTTTACCGTCGGCAGTTATTTCCTCGACGTGGACGCGGACGGAATGGTGAACACATTCGCCCGGGAATACTACATGACGCTTCAGCAATTGGCTGATAAATTCGGGCTTGACAATCTCCCTCGTCATTTGCGCGTGCAATATGAGAATGAGATTGCGAAGTCAGAACGTCATAAACTGTATTGGCTGGTCATGCCAAATAGATCATACGAGGACGGCAAAATCGACAAGTTCCATTTACCCTATGTTTCCGTGTATTGGCTGGAATCGAGCCAAGATAACGAGTGGCTGGACGTCGGCGGGTTCCATGAGTTCCCGGTCCCGACGGGGAGATATCTCGTAACCGGTGGGGCGGCCTATGGC